AGGCATAGAACACCTAGCTAATCTGCGTCACCCTTGCCGTGCCAGCCGTGGCGAATACAGCCGAGTGAAGAAGGCTTGTCTGATTTAACGGGACTTCGTAGTAATCCCCAGCCGACAAGCGAACTTGGTAGGAAGTTGTGGTGCAAGTTGCCCCCGCGCAAATATGCAAATTGCCTGCTCCCTCGTTAAAAATCGTCAGCACTTCCCGATCTGCGTTGGCCGAAGCAAGCACGGTGGAGGGCGCGGTGCTATTAAAGTTACTGGTCGTAACGGTTGTGCCTTGCTGATGGGCAACCGTCACCGTGCCAGAAGCACTTACATCAAGCCTGTTTTTTGAGCCATCAGTAGTTGCCGTTATATTAACATTAGAACTCCCATCGAATGCAATTATCTCCCCATTAATAGACACGCCAGCGTCTTGCAGGCTTACCTTGAGGAATCCACTTGAATCAGCTTGCAATGTTTTTGCATTTCCAGCACCATCTTCTTCTGCTCCAAGAATTGCTATATTAGATGGAAGAGTAGTTCCGTTTGTGCCAGCAAAATTAGAATTCGCCGTCACCGTGCCGCTGACTGACACGCCATTGGCCATGTCAACACGGATGTCATCAACATCGGTTTTGATCAGGGCCAGATCGGCTTGGGCGGTGCTGAGTAGAGCCTCAACCCCGTCCACGTTCAGGTTGATCGTGTCAGCTTCGATCCTGACATCTTCAATTTTATGATAAACTTCTTTGATACTAGGCATAAATTACCAACCCCAGATTTGTTTGATTTTGTTCTTGGAGTATCTACGGCTGCGTAGTCTTCCAATTTCTTCGGCTTTTCTGTAAAATCGTTTAGCTCCCTGATCCGTAGTATTCGGATCGGGATGACCCCTAAAAACATAAGGAGCGGCCATGCGTCTCCGCATGGGGCCCTTGTCCCTGTCGGCTACCGAGCGGATCTCTTGGACCAGATCTCCCTTTTTAGTCTCGTAGAGGTATATGGGCATAGGTCATTCCATATAGCCCATCTGTTCGTCCATTGACTTGGCAGCGTTGCGAGCATCTTCCTCCGTATACTGCTCTTCCTTATCCTCGGCTGGCGTGAAAGTCTCGAGGCATACAAGGGCCGTGTCGCCCTTCATTCCCTCGATATATCCTTCCATTGTGAACCTACTGCCGATTTCTGAATCCTCCGGAAGCTTGCCCATGGGAACCTTGGCTATGATTTTTCCTTCTTTGTTTTCCATATTTTCCTTTTGCGGAATAGGGAGCTGGGAGGGGGGATTGCTCCCCCCTCCCGCCTGTTCACCAACCACGATGATCAGACTCCCACCCACTACTTAGGAGGCAGCGGTAAAGCGGCTCTTCGACTTAACTACAACGGCCCGCTTGGAGTTCATTAGCTTCGCAGCGTAATAAGCTTTATAACCAGCTTTGACCGTTTGGTTAAGGATGTCCGATTTATCGGCCTGAGTAAGTACGGTGACCTTCGGGCTGAAGGGCGAATCTCCGGAGAGCTTCACTACGCCGAAAGCGTTCTCACCCAGCACGATAGTGCTGTAGATCGAACCAGCGGCGTTATAAGTGCCCTCGGTGGCTCCTTCAATAAACGGATTCGTGTGCTCGATGATCCGGAGGCCGTAAAAAGCCCCCAACTCACCAGCGTACAGCGAACCCACACCGCCCGACGGGGTACGATAGACCGATTCTAAGAAGTCGGTATCGCGGAACAGGTCGCGCGCCACCTGAGGCGGCACGAGAGCCGTGAACTTCCCGTTAAGGGGGTTGGATTTATTTGCCTTGAGTTCCGTGGCTGCATCAAGCAGATCCTCGGCATCAATGAAGGCGGCGGATGCGGCTGCGGAATTGACCGCAGCAAAGTTCGCCAGACCCTGTCCGAAACGCTTTTTGGTGGCATTGCCATCAACGTCCGTTCCGGAGATCAGTTCGGCGCGGCTGATATTATCGGCCTTGAGAGCCGCATCTTCGCCGAGCAATTTCACGCCCTCTTGCAACACGTTGAAGAGGCTCAGGTTCGACAGTAGGTCGGACACGTTGAGAGCTTCGCCGTATTGCACAAGACTGACCTCAACGCTGTTGAGGCCGAGCTCGCGGAATGTGCTGATCGGGGTTCCTTCGGTTAAAGTCTGCACCTCAGCCGCGTCAGCCGTTGCGTCGAACTGGAAAAATTTTACGGTCTTTGAACCGAGATTTTTCGGCAGGTCAACCTGCTGGGCTAGCGTGTTGAGGCGCAGGGTTTCACTAATACGATCAATCAACTGCTTCGACAGAACGGGCTGAAAATAATTCCCGAGCGTAGCAGGATTGGTCAGTTTCATCTGTGCCATGATTCGTTATACTCCTGCGAGAACGGATTCTGATTCAGACAGCATTTTCTTTAGGAATGATTCCTGTTCCTTGTAATCCATATCCTCAAACTCCTTCTTGCCCTTGGCGGGCTTGGAGCCTGTGGACGACCCAAGGCTGAGCTTCTTTTTCAGATCTTCATTCTCTTGTTTAAGCGAGGTGTTTTCGTCCCTGAGAGAGGCCGCAGACTCCGCCGCAATCCTGATCTTGGCGATCTGGGTGGCATAGAGCAGCCCGTTGGTGTTGGAGGAAAAGAATTGGCGCAGGGATGGGTCCTGTGAATTGACGATGTCGGCCACCGCCTTATACAGGACGCTATCTCTATCCTTTAGCTCTGGATTGTCGTCCACAAGCCTGCGTGCCACGCTTTGTTTTTCCTCTTCCGACTGACGGGTCATGCGCTCGTCGCGCTCAGACTTCAGCTTTTGCGCCCGCTCAATTTGGTCGGCCATCTTTCTGGCCTCGGCGGCAATATCGGTCCTGCCGTCATTTTCCCATTCGCGCGCGTAACGCCGCAAGTCTTCCGGAGAAGTGCTTAGATCCGGAGAGACGCTTTTGATCGCATCCTCCTCGGCCTTCTCCTTGGCAAGCTTCAGATGCTCGGCCTGCTTGCGGACCAACGCCTTCTCCTCCTCCAGCCGTTTCCAGCTTTCGGCAAGACGCGCTTGATCCTTGGCAAGCCTAGACTCCTGCTTGTCTCCCGCAGAATCCTTCGCGGGTTCTGCGGCCTCCCCCTTCTGGGGTTCCTCGCTTTGTTTCTTGGCTTCGGCCTCCGTCACATCAGGTGACGATGCCTTGGCCTCTTGCTTTTGCTCGGACTCGACTTCACTAGGGCCCCCATCGGCGGGCAATGGGTTGGAATCCGCCTTGGCTTCCACTTTCGGTGCTGGCTCGGGGGACGCGCTGCGGGATAGCGGCTTTAAGCCATCCATCTCGCGGAGCATATCCACAAGCTGCGCCTCGGTGATATCGCCTGTCGGCTCTGGTGCTGGCGAAACGTCCGGTTTCACCTCATTAGTCTCGGCTGTCGTTGCCATAGGGTTATCGGGTTATCCCTCCCGTGTTGTTAAGGGCTATACCTTTCAAATAAGGACGACACGCCCTCGGTGTCGCCCCTCAGGGAAATCTCTTCCTCGGTCTTCTCGGCCTTGAGCCACTCCATCACGGCAATGGCATCCCGAAAGCCAACGACCCTGCCAGCATCGTGAGCAGAGCCGCCAGTAACGCAGGCCGCGATAGCTCGACGCTCCACGGTTTGACCGAGTAAAATCCAAAGTTTCCGCCCCGAAGGACTATTAAAGAATCTGGAAAGCTCAGCAGAGTCTTCATTGGTCCATTCCGGAATGCCTCCTGTTTTGACATGGCGATGCAGATCTATTGCCAGCTTGAGTGCTTGCAACACATTCCTGATCCGCCTCACATGGCCCCCTGCGTTGTGGCTGCGCCCTGCGGTTGCTGAAGCTGTTGCTGCTTCTGGGCCACCATGTCCCTGATCTGCTTGCGGATCGCCCGCTCGGCATTCTTGTCCCGCACACCGAGGGCCTGAAGATGCTGCTCAAGGTGCTGGGCATAGAGCTGCTGGGCCTGAGGCAATCCGCCGCCTTGGGCCTCAAGCTGGTTGATCCGGTTGATCAGGACCTGAATGTGGATGATGTGGTCATCGGTGGCATCGACTGCCGCAGGCACGCCCTGCTCCATGACCAAGTTCTCCATCGACTGCTCTTCGCCTTGGGAAAGTTGGCGCGTGGCGGGATCAAGGACGAGTTTTGTCGCCAGCGATGGATCGTCGGTTTCGAGAACCGAACGAATGAGCCCAACCTGATCGATTAGCTGGTTACCAGCAAACATCTGCATCCGCGCCACGGCCTTCTGGAACTGAACAGCCTTGTTGACCCCGTCCGCACTTCCGCTGGGCATCACGTCATAGTGATCCCCCACGGCCTGCTCGGGCAGGGTGCGGTAGCTGTTTCCATAAAGATAACGAAGTTCTTTCTTGGCGAACTGGCACAAAACCGAATACGCCTGACGATAGACCTTGCCCAAGCTCAGCCTGAAGATGCGGGCCCTGAGGTCCGTGCTTTGGCCCATCAGCGTGCCAATCTGGGACACCTCGGTGGCCGTGCGGGCATTCTTGGAGTTCTGCTGCTGGGCCAGACCGAAGTCGGGCATGGAAGTCAGATACTCCGCAATCATGCGCTGGTTGATCATCTCCTGATCGAAGCTGATCGGCGGCTGCGGCATCGGGACCGGAGCCACGCCAACGGGCAGGATGGTGGCAGGACCAAAGCGAAGGTTGTTGGTGTTAGGAATGTCCTGCTCGCAGCGGAACAGCGGGCGGTTGTAAAGGGTCATCGCGTCCGCTTTTTCGTTAAGCAGCTTGCAAAGGAACGCCTCGAACGGCGCGACCATCTCGCAGATCCCGCGTCCAGAATACACGCCCTTGTCCTTCACCTCCGTGGCAAAGGAAACAAACGGCGGCTCACCATGCTTGTAAGGAAGCTCGAAAGACGGCCTTACGTCATCCTCTGGGCTTACCGGAGAAAACGTGTGGACATGAATCTTTCCGTCCTCACCGCGCTCGTAAACTTCCCAGACTACCACCTGATCGCTTTCGGTTCCGACGGTGATTCCCTCGCGGCGAAGCTTGGTATCCTCCATGGTGGAGGCCCGCGCGCCTTCCGACTCGCGGCCACGGATCTTGTCTATGATATCCTGATTATAGAGATCATTGGCCTTATAGGCGTTGATGCTCATCTGCATGACGTGGCAGATGCGGTCAGCCTTGGAAATGTCGTTGGTGTAGTAGGGCAGGATCACGTTGATCGGGTCAACGGCATCGAACGAAACGGTTTTCTTTTCGTCGTTCCAACTGACCTTCAGATAGCCAAGCCCCTGTGTCAGGGTGTGGTCGATGCAGGTCAGGATTTCCTGCTCGAAGTTGGAGCGTTGCTTGACCTGATGATCGAACCAGATGCTCATCTGGCGAGCCAAAGCCTCGTCGGCTTGGTCGTTCATGGGGATGAAGGTTGCGGCCAGCTCGTTGCCATACACCTGCTGGAAATAAAACGGCTTGAGCTTGTTGATCAATGAATCGGCCAGCGGGTAATGAAGATCAGCCTGCCACGGCAACTTCTTCTTTCGGCGAAGCCCGTTATGCCGCATCTCGTACCACAAACGCTGACGCTCCTCCCAGCCCGTGCGGGCACGGATGTCGTCCATCAAAAGCCTGTAGATTTCACCACGTTCCTTCATCGCCCTCTCCTCACCTCAAACTCAAGATCGTTGACCGTGTGAAGGGCCTCGCGGGCCCAGCGTTTGACATCCTCATTGGAGGTACGGATCTGCTCATATTCGGGCATCGTCATAAGTCGGCTAGTGTTGCCGCTCGTCCTCGCCACGGGCTGCGTTGTCGCGCAGCCACCAAGGCTTAGGACCAAGATCCCGATCAATGGAATCGCGATTCTTGCGCCACTCACCTCGTGCGTGAGAATCGTCGAGCTCGTTTCGGCTTGGGAAAAACCCGAAAAGTCGCGAGAGAATCTCAAGGATGGCCCGAAGCATTGCATCACCAAGATTTACACGCCCAGTAACCCGCGCTGGTCTTGTCTTTTTTCTCGGAACAATTGTGGCGGGCACGGAAGCTGGCCCTCCGCTCGGCAATGTGCTTTTTAATTTTCATGTTTGGATCGCCGAACCGAACGATTTTCTCGACCCCTCCCGAGCAAGCCTTGACGACGAATTTCTTCGGCCCGTTGGGCGTGCGCTGGGGCCTGTTGCAGGCCATTCGGTCCTTATCCAACATTAATACGCCCCAAGCTTGAACTTCCGCTTGGCAGCGGCGTTGTCCACCAGATTGGGATAAGGACGACCAGCGGAGCGGGCTTTATTCTTGGCGTACTCCTTGGCTCGCGGGGAAAGCTTGGCGGAGGATTTGTTAGGATTTTTTTTGTCCCAAAACTTTTTCATTTGATGTGAAGCCCCACGCTTTTTAGGAAATTGATTGCGCGCTCGAGCCAGACGTTGTCAACTTGGGTGGGCGTGAGTTTGACAATCACGCGTGCGGCAATCACCACACCTCCGACAGCGGCCACGATTTCCGCCCAGTTCTGCGTTACCCAATTCCATATATTCATTTTTTAGCCTCCAGCGAAGATCCCCACGTCCTCAAAGAACTCCCGTTCCGCGACAACGTGTGGCAAGTACTCTTCGTTACTCTGCGATGTAATGTCGGTTTGAAACTCCGTCAACACCCCAGATATTGGAACGGCCCCACACACCCCAGCCACCGCATCGGCTCGGTCCGGAGACGAGGCCCCTCGCTTACGCATCTCGTCCTTGGGCTCCAGCCCGAGCCTACCGGATGAGTTGACCCGCACCCTCCTGCCGCAAAGCTGGGCATCCATCACGTCGTCCTTAGGCAGGATGATCTGCTCCTTTTCGACTAGCCTTGCCAGCTCCCACCAGATCTCCGATCCCCTGTTCATATAGGATGGGTTGCGGGACTTGGCCCCGAAGTTGAATCGGTGGATGTGCCACCCCTGCTCCGCCATGCGGTCATTCATGGGTTTGCCAAGTCCGCCATCGTCCGCCCACACGCTGTCGGCCTTAACGCCCGCAGACTTTAGCTCGTTGATGGCTCTGCCCACGGTGGCCATGGTATTGGCACTCGACCAAGCTATCGGCTGCTGAACCTGATTTCCCCTGCGGATGGCTATCACGGTTTCGTCGCCCCCGCCCCCCCAGTCGATAAATGCGTAGGGCTGGCTGGCTAGGGGCTGGACGTTGGCATCCCTGAGTTTTCTTAGTTTTTCTAGCGTCAGAACAGTAGAGCCATCCCCCTCCGATATGAACTCAGAGAAGATCATGGACCGCACCAAGGGGTGATCTAATCCGTATTCGTCAATCTGGTCCTGAATCCAGTTGGTCTTGGACAAGTGCTCGCAGTCATGGGACGTGACGGAATGCTTTTCCCATTTGCTTTTAGGGCTCAGAAATAGCTGGGCGAATCTTGAGTCAATCCCTCCGGTGGAACTCATGGCCAACCACGCGGTAGGCTGACAACGCTCCGCTGCGTGCCATATCCCTTCTGGGATAGACTTGGCTTCGTCGAATATCAGAAGGAGGTTTTCATTGTGCCAGCCCTCAAACTTATTGGGC